TCCCATTGGACTAGCAAAAAAATAGATTCCACATGAGTTATGATCACGTTCTATATTCATACAATATCTTGAATTGGTTTTAATTAACAAATTTTTATCAGGGTATCTCGTTACTGCTTTGACGATTCCCCTATATTCACGCGGTAAATTAATATTTATGAATTGTTCAATTATTAGATGTTCTTTCCCACTTACAATTGTACCTTGTCTCTTACTTCCTGACATTTTGTGAATTATATCTTCATTTAACCAAATTGGTAGGTTAATATCCATCCCTTTGGAACCTTTGTTATTATATGCCTCTAATACATATCTTATACTTGTTTCAAGCATCAAAGCCTTAGGATCTTTTTTAAGTCTTGTGAGATATACTTCACTTGTATGACCTTTTGAATCCATCACAAATAAAATATCAAGAGGTCTTCCTTCTGGTTTTCTATCTGCTGGATTTTTTTCACTAGTCATTTTATCCGATCCTACCATTCTAAATCCATTACGGGTGTAAATCAATTCGTCAAAGACATCTTCCAAAGACTTATCAAAATTAATGCCTTCTGGATAATCTTGAAACTTTTGAATTATACCTCTACGGATTGTTAAAGCACTATCACTATTTACAAATAAATTAGGCCAAATTAAGTGTATACCTGTGTGTGTACCGTCTTTTTTCATTTTAACTGGTGATGTACAACAAATAGTTACATGATTACTCTGAAAAAAATCAAAAACTATTCCCTGAATCACTTTAACTAAAGTCTCAATTTCCTTCACAGACCAGTAATGATCATCTGTAATGTCTATATCAATCATATATTTAAATACTTTAGGTCTAGTTTCGACCATGAATAGATCAGATCCTTTATTCATTTCCTCTGCATAGTGACACAAAAATTCATATTCTTTTTCATGAGGTATATACAATTTACCACCTTTATGCGCGTCGTACAATAGATGTGATGGTATTGGCACATCTTTTGTGCATTTAAAGAAGTTTTGCTGTTCAAGCCATTTATACAAATAAGTAGGCATTTGTCTTAATAGCTTGTTTTTATTTAAAGAGTTTAATTTTTTATTCTGTGTATTGACATGATAATTTAGTATTATCTGGTAATTGCGGTAATTGTGACAAAATAATTAGAAATATACCAAACATTAAAATACCTAGTATTTCAAATATACCAATTGCTGCAGTTATATATTTAGAAAATACAGTAAAACTATTGCGATTATAGTAAAAAGTATTTACAACGAAAAGTATAAAAAGTAAAGTATATATAGCTATTATAATATAACATGGGTCTTTAATCATGTCTAATTCAGCTGGTTTATAATTTTCATTATATAACAAAGTAACAATAATAGTATTAATTAATGTGCAAATCACTACCAATAATGCAACTAATAAATGTGATTCCCTGTCTCTAAGAACAAAAAATAATGATAACCACCCAATTAATATAATATAATTCAACGCAACAACAGTAAGTCTTTTTGGATCATCACCGATTAGGAAATTTTGTTCAGTATACAATGCTTGCAATAAAGCAAAAAATACAATAATTACAATAGTACTCATTTCTTTATTACAATATTGAAATGCCTCCGACATAGTAAATCCCTTGATTTCTTTAGGATTGGTTGGAGGAGTCAATTGTGGTATAAAAAATATATTCCCAGTAGAGCGTGCAGTTCCATAAACAGTTAGAAATACAAATAAATATGCAAAAAATGCTAAGCACCCAATTATTGTAGCATTCTTTGTATTTTCTATTTGCTGATTTGTCTTTACTTTGTAAAAAATTTCCTCTTCCGCAGTTGAAGAAGCTCTTGTTACTGGATAATTTAAGCTTAGTTTCATCTCTTTACAAATACTTACAAATTAATATCACACTACCATCATCACCTACCTTATTAGTTAGGCGTATTTACTTGGTCTAAGCAATTCTAATTCACCTTGTCCTATTAAATTAAGACTTGTTTTTTTAAGATAAATTACTTTCCCCTGACCATGTGAATGTTCTCTTACTAGCATAGCTCCTCGTTTTATTTCATTTTTATCTAAAGGTATAGGTTTAACAGCATATACATGTGCAGATGGTCCAGATTCTAAATGAAACCAAATGGCAGTTTTTGGCATTTTAGAAAATAAATTATCATTTTCTCTGGAGTTTTGACCTATGTAATATACCACTAAATCTTGTACAATGGTTTTCATCTGGATTAGAGATATCGTTAATCACGCTAGTGATAATGTATCTTACTAAACCACATGAAAATTAACTAACCCTATAACTTAGGCTTTGAATGGTGCTAAAGCTGATGTTCCAGACTTAAAAAATTTACTAATAGATTCGATTACTTTTGCCATACCTTTCTTAATTTCCTTGACAGAATTTAGATGTGCCTCTAATTCGTTCTCAAGTTCCTCATTCTTAGTAATCACCCAGCAATCATTACAATTAGCTGGAGTTAAAAATGCATATGGCATCCAGAAGTATCCTCCCTGACCCCATGAACTGGACCAGGAATTTCTTACCTTAATAAAGCCAGTCTGGCCATTAGCCGTAAGAGTATCATTATATCCACATGCTAATACAGCATGACCACCTAATATTTGTTCACCAGGTTGTGGCATTGGCATTATTCCGTTGGCTCCAATAGTTTCAAAACTCTGATATACAGTAAATCCAAAAGCAACAGGATATCCCAGATTTATCATGGTTTTAAAATCCATAGGATCTACATTAACTCTACGATCTAACAATGCTTTGCATTTAATAGCATCTGAATATGCTATAGTAGGTGGAACTACTGCAAATTCATTAATGTTATAGGGCCATACTGTTTCTGGACATACACCTAATGTATTAAGCACAGTAATACCATCACTAAGGGCTGCTCCACTATCTACTGAGATAGTGTGTTCAAGTGATCGTTCTCCATAGTATATGAACAATCTACTTGGAACCCAATTAGGTAATTTTTCTTTCATAAGATCAAATTGAAATGCTCCAGCTAATGAATTAGCAGTGCATGATCCTAATTGACCTTGATCATATACTGGTGGCATAGGACTAAGTACTAATAGGGGTGCATAGGTTTTGTGCACAGGTTTTTGTTCAATTTTTAAATACTTATAGTTTTCACTCATGCGATCTCTTTTCCATCCATATTTGTGTTTAACCGCCGACATTCTAGCTTTTTACTTATCCCGAATATAAAAAATTTACTTATCTTCTTGAATATCTTCGTTTTCTTCTTTGTTTTCTTGAACGCCTACGTGCGCGTTTACCAAATATCCAACCTTCTTCCAAACCCAAATCCGAACCAGAATCCGAACCAACACTTCTCTGATATTCAGGTGTTGTAGCATAATAATCACCTCCCGCTCTAGGGCGTCGTCCATGCCTATTTAAATAGTAATAAATCAATCCACCTCCAGCTAAAACTGCCACACCGATACCAATACTGGCCAATGCGATTTTCTGTTTCTTAGTTAGTTTCATTTAATAGATAGATAGTTAATTTTTGTAATGACTTGCATTCTTAACCCAAATCCAATGAAAAAGTGACTTCTTGCTCTAAACAAGGGTTCTTCGTGAGTTCCTTGTATAGTAATGTGCATGTTAAGATCATTTGTTTCAAATGCTTTTTATTATTTCCATGGTCGTATTTAATTATAATACGACCTTTCTTACATTTTTTAGCAAATTATGGAAATTGTATAATAACTTTAACCCCCTCATCTGTTGAAGTAGGATGAATTTTCTTATCAACCTTTTCAATTGTTTTCTTTTTCTTATCAGCAAGTTCCATTTGTTTGTCAATGGCCTCTTTGTTTGCAAAGCAAAAATCTACAACTTCGTTTGTTATAGCCCATTTAAAAAAGTTTAATTGACCTATGGTAGTAACTATACCAGAATCATCATTTTTATACCCGTTAACCTCATTATCTTCAAGAAATATTGGTGTTTTTGTTTCATAGTCTAAAAATATTCTTTGTCTTCGACAAAATGGGTCAAAACATTTCTTAGAAAATCCGCGCAATTGTGATTTGTAGTCCAAGTACATATTAAATTTTTTACCAGATTTTAACAAATAAATGACTCGATTATCATCCGAGTAATTAGTGACAGTATAATCCATCTCCCTAAGAGAAATGATAGTTTTTTGTTTTGAAATAGCGGCTAATATATTAAGATATTGTGAATCTTCTTTATAAAAACGAAGCAATGAACCTAGCAGAAGTTCTTCTCGACTTTGTAATTCGCATTCATCTTTCATCTTTTGTTTGAACTGGGACTTGAACTTATTTTTGAATCCTGAACGCATATAATTAAATTATACTTAATCCTAAGATCTTTTTACAACGCATAATAATTCATGACCTTGTGCTAATTCATCTCCTAAAATATCATGTCTAATATCAAATTGACTATCAATGGTCGAAGTTGTAAAATTTTTTCCTTTTAAATATGGCACAGTACATCCTTGCATAATTATTTCTACAATTTCAAGTGAACATATGATTCCATTTGTTACTTTTTTTAATATTTGTATTGCATATGGATTTGAACTTGCAATACCTACGTATTTCCAATCTATTTCCAATATTTTAGATACTAGACTCGTACCAATTCCTCTCCTTCGAAAATCTTTGTGTACTACTAACTGGGTTATCCATAAACAGTTTTCAAACTCAGCATAAAAAGAATGACCTATTAATTGGCCATCTATTTCTGCTAGTACTACTCCACATGTCTTATCATATAAATACATTGTCTTTAATTTAGTAGGGGTTAATTTTATACATTTATTATTCAACCAAAATCCGTAATGTTCTGAATACAATTTAGAACACTGTTCAAGTATTTCTTTAGTTAGTGAGTCATAAGTTATAAATGTGATCATGAAGTGTGATTTGCTTTATTAAAGGTATTAAGGTATTAAGGTATTAAAGTATTTAGAATTTAGCTAAAAGTTTCACTACTACAAAAATTAATACACCTACAATGGCAGCAATCAGTGAACCAATTAAGGTGGTTTTTCCATTACTTACTGCCGACGGCATATATGGTTGAATTCCTGAGGCAAACATTCCTGAACTTAGAATCAAAATAATTGCAAATACTAAAATTACAGTTTTATAATCAAAGTCTTTCAAACTACCAAAAAATTCTTTTCTAGACGATCCTTCCGGCATAGACATGCCTTGTCCTACACCAGTTGGCATTTGCGTAGTTATTGGTCTTATATTAGGATTAGATGGTAACTGTCCAAATTGGCCAGTAGGGTTTTGATTCGGAGGGGGAAGTCTATTGTCATCGCTTCCAAGAAGTTGTGATAGGGGAGTTGTTTGTGGCGATGCCATGTTTTACTAGTCCTATTATTTTTTGAATGATTTAAAAACGAAGATTAGGAATAAATGCATGTGGTGGATTATCGGGCTGAGGAATTGTTTGTAAATATTCAAACACCATTTTCCGTTCCAAATATATACAATATAAAAAGTATCCTAGAGCTATAATTATCAAAATTGCCATAAAATTCAGAAACATTGAATTATTTTTAATCAGTTCTTGTCTAGTTAATGGTGGTGAAGGTGGTGGAGGTGGAGGTGGTGGAACTAATATATTAGCTATCGTAGGAGAGGTCAGATGAAACGGAGTAAAATTCCCAGGATTCACTAAATTCGGTCTCACTTTTTTGCTCATTCTTTATCATGGCGTTAGTTTTTTTACACCGACTTTGACGTGTATAATGATATTTTGCAATAGTTTTATGTATGTCGCTATGTCTAATATTTTTATTTATGTAGTGAGTCACCTCGGGACATCTTTCATTATTATCACATAATTTAATATGATCTAATTGTTTATTAATTTTAGTCATCATCAGGGAATTATAATATATTTCCCATATTAGTAAACCAGTTGTTGACTTCATAATAAAATTATATAATTTGGGACATGTTTCGGCTACATTAATTAGGGTTTTTACATCAGTTTCTATATCGATGTATTTTCTTCTGCTTTTTACTAAGTTTCTAAAATCAAAATTGGTAAGAACATTTCTGTCATGAACTTTAATTCTAGTTTGAAATTTTTCCAGGATTCTCGTAAGCAAATGTTCTGGAAGATTTTCTAAATTTAGGGGTATGGGTGAGATAGTTGAGATAGTTGAGATAGTCGTAAGAACATTCATTTATGCTAGTCTTATGTTTTTTTCCTATAGTTACACGCAGAAAGTACCACGTGTTTAAATCCAGTGTGGAACTTAATTTGTCTTAATCCATAAACTACTAGTGCCCTGCGAGGTCCCACACGAATATGGAAATCCTGTACATGCAGCTAAATTTGAACTTGGTCCTTCTTGGCACCTTGAACTTTGTGGTATTATTGCATTATTACTGCATGCTCCATATTGGTAACTCAAACTCTCTGTACCAATAATAGGTGGTGCACCAGTACAGCCTCTAGTAACTGTTTGTGGACTGCAACTAAATTGAACTGATGTTGTCATTGTACCTTTTTGTAGATAATAACATGCTGCAAAAAGAGAAGAATAATCATCTGTGGGTGCACCAGCGTCTTTGTAATTATTTAGAGCTGTTTGGGCGGCATTTGGATTGGTTCCACCGTTTGGTCCAGTAAAAGTATCTCCAAGACAGTTTGTTTTCCCATTAGTTGTTGGAGCAATAGTCCAACAATTATAATCTGAATCGCTTGTACACTGGGGTCCCAAGCAACTTACAATACGTTCTTCATTAGTTGAAGGATCAGTACACACTCCACAACATGTTTGATCAGATACGGATGATCCTATTTGTATACTAGGTACTACCATACTTGCTGAACCAGCAGTGTACCCACTAGATGATCCTACACCATTTTCTGCTTGAGTAACATCTATAGGTAATAAGTAAAAAGGATGTTTGTGTTGCATAAATTCTGTAGTTAATAAATCTCTCATTACACAGCAATTTGAATCTTCACATGGTGTTTGCATATTAGTACATGAACAATCGGCAGAGGAACCAGGTACTGTCCAAAATCCTGCACCTTCACTTAACTGACTTGCACCTGTATATATAGAATATGCAGAAGAATCACAAAAAGTTACTTTACTTTGACTAGGTGCCTTACTTTGATCTGGTAATATGGTTGGTATAGTAGCATCTTCATAATATTTTGTTCCCAAACATCCAGTTGTAGTTTTATCTAAACATCCTCCAGGGGTATAATTATTTAGTGTCCAATATCCGTCATCCGCTGCAGATATAGTAGAGTAAAATAATGTACACGAGTATGTCGCATTATTTCCACAACTATTTTGACTTGCACCTGCAGTAAGAGCCTCCTGAGAACAATTTTGTGGAACTTCTGTCTGTACTGCAGTACAATTGGTCATTGAACATGCAGCCATACAATTTGATCTGCCATCTTGATAATTAGTTGGAGTATAATTATTAGTATTTTGACCCATCGGGAAATATGTAAATGATGGCGGAATAAATCCGTATAACGATTGGAATTGATCACTAGTGATCTGTATGTTACTACCGCTACCATCTGGCCAATTACTTACTCCTTTTTCTGGACCAGAAGTTTGTCCATTTAACCAATTCTGAACTTTTATTGCATCTATTAAAGGACCATATCCTATAGACTCATATGTATCCGATGTGTTTCCGAAATTTTCTTTAGTGTTTGTAAAACCTTGAGCTTGAGGAACAGTTACAGTTATAGGGGAATTAGGTAATCCTGTTGATGCATTAGATTGTATACCTCCCCCTATAAGAAAAAATACACAAAGTATAAATAGAGCTACTCCAGTCCACACTAATCCTTGCCATGTAGATTTATTATCTGGACTAGTCTTACTAATAGCTATGCCAATAAGAAAAAATATAAGACTCAGACAAAACAAAAAAATTCCTAAGGACATTAGAGGTACTAACTGAGGAGTTTGAGATGTACTCATTTTGCGCTAATAAGTTAACGCCTTTATTATGTGTGATTATTTTTTTCTGTTAAGAATTTATTCTGTGTACATGTAAAGAGTAATGAATGATATTTATTCTTATTTTACTATTTGGGGACTACTTATATCATTTAGTATCTTCCTATGGAGTGTATTTCTGGTGGTTCCAAAATGGATATTTCTTTTTGCCTGTTGTCTTTTAACATCAACTAGTATTATGGGAACTTTTTTTATTACATTCCCCAGTGTCCAACTCAAATCTGATTTTAAAAATATTAGCACCAAACAAGTTATTTTGGAAGATGCTTTTATTCATAGTGGACCACTTATTCTTTTTCTTTGTCTTTTTCCTGTATTAAAAAAGAATACAAATGGAAGTAAACATCTTGGTAAAACTCTTTCACTTTTGTTGATTGTTGCATTAGCGTATTTAGGTCATGTTAAATTTGAACAAATATATGAAAATTATGATTACTTCTGTTTGATTATTCTATCTCTTACTGTTTTCTTATCAAGTTATCAAATATATATTTCTTTATTAGGTCTTAAAGTTTAAAAATCTACCACAAAAAGAGGTTGAGTGAATGAGTGATCACGAATTTAATAAATTTAATGATTCTGATTCTGATTCTTCAGATTCTGTTATAGATATCATTAAACCTACTTTACAAATTGTTCAATATCCTCTTAAAAATACTTGGGTATTATATGATCATACTAAGAGCGACAGTGATACGTATGAAGCTAGTACTAGAAGAATATGTGAATTTAACACTGTTGTGAAGTTTTGTCAAATTTTTAATCATTATCCTAAACCTAGTAGATTATTTAATAATGGAACTCATAAACCAGTAATGAATTCTAAAGAAATATCTAGTATTAGTGTTTTTAAAAAAGGTATTTTACCAAAGTGGGAAGATCCTATAAATCAAATGGGGGCTGAAGTCTCAAAGCGTAAATTCAAAAGTAAAAATCTTCTCGAAGAAGTTGATGGAAATTGGATGGATATTTTAATGGCTTGTATTGGTTCTATGACAGATTCTAGTATTACTGGAATTAGAGTTGTAGATAGTTCTGCAATTAAGAGAAATGAATTCAATAATACAGTTGATTTTAAACTTTTATATCGAATTGAATTGTGGTTTGATAATGTCAACAAAAGACAAATTATAGAAGAACAATTTAAAAATATATTAGCGATTGATGATATAAAATCAATCTATTACAAAGAACACTGTTAATTAAAAAAAATTTTTTAACCTTAGTTGTTTATTAAGGAAATAATTAAAGATGTCAAAAGCTATCAAAAAGAAAACTGGTGATAATGATCTAATAGATGACTTACTTGAAGATACTCCAATTATCAAAGTCACCAAAACTAAGCCTAAACCTAAACCTAAAACTGAAGATCCAGTGTCTGAAATCAAAGCAACTAAAAATAGTACTGATATTAGCAATTCAGACTTGCTTAACGAATTAAATGAACTTAAAACACTAGTAAAATCTTTACAAAAAGAATTTAAAGGTCTCGTCGAAATTAATCAACGTCTTATTCATGAACGTCTTGGAGTTGCTCCACCTCCGCCTCCTAAAGAATATGGCGAAGAATCTACTTCAAAATCTAGCAAAGCTATAGAAATCCAAGATTTTACCAAAGGACGCATTAAGGTTTCTGGAAATACTTTTAAATACAAAGATTCTATTAAAGATGCTGGTGGATGTAAATGGGAGGGAGATATTAAATCATGGTCACTTCCAATAGATTCTCTTAACAAGCTTATCATAAACTTAGAAGATCTTGAACTTGTTAATGGTAAGGATTTTGTTGTCAACGTTAAAGGAAAATCAAAGTCTTCAACCAAATCTAAAGATGATGACGAAGAAAGTCCAAGAAGTCAAAGAAGTACAGAAAGCGAAAGCAAAAGCAAAAGCAAGACAATTCGTCAAAAAATCGTAGAATCTGATGATGATGGTCATGGATTTGGAGATGGTTTAGATTAAGTTTAATTCGTTTATCTTACGTCAAAAAAACAATAGAGTATATAAAAACTAAAATGCCCCCTCTTACCCAAAATATGGCTATTCAAGGAGAAAATTGCACCTTTCTTAAAATTAGAGGTATTCAAGTATTAGAAGATGAATATGGTACAGATCTTCTGAAAGTACTTCGTTCTGGAAGTGGTGGTGGAAGATCTACTGAACTAGAAGCGATGGTACAAAATCTATTGCTCAGGGTCGATGCTGTAGAAAAATATCTTCAGACTTTACCTCCCCCTACAGCTGCCACCGGAGTTGCTGGACCAAAAGGCCCTAAGGGGGATGCGGGTGAACCGGGAGAACAAGGTGAAAGAGGCCCTCAAGGCCCAAGAGGAAAGAATGGCGCTAAGACTTTAGCAGAACTCGAAGATGTAGATATTAGTTCTGCTCTAGAAGATTCTGAGAAGTATGATGGGGCACTTCTCGTGTGGTCTGATGCTGAAAAGAAACTTGTACTTTCATTGGAATAAAAAACGAAGATCAAGTGATCTTTAAGTAAATTAATTTTTGTCTCCCTAGGGAGATAAATATCATTTTATAAAAATTGTTAGATACTCAAGGAAAGGGTATGCAAACATATAAACACTCCCATGGAAATAAGAAAGGCATTCGAAACCAATGATTTAAGTATGCATGTAACTATACAAGGAACCCACGAAGAACCTTTATTTAGAGCTAGTGATATTGGAGCTATATTAGACATTAATGATATGAATAGTAATATAAAGGATTTTGATCATACAGAAAAGGGTAAGGTTAGTATCCCTACCCTTGGAGGCAAGCAGGAAATTAAAAATTTTTGAGCTTAGATGTTAAAAACGTCTTAACTCATAAATTGTGTGAATTGTGTAAATTGTGTATCATGGATAAGAAGAAAGAAACTAAAATATGTATGAAATTTTATAAAACACAATTATGTAAGAATTGGGTAAAAACAGGTTCATGTCCCTATTACAATCATTGTATGTTTGCACATGGAAATCATGAACTCTTAGAACCAGGTCAAAATATCGAGAATCATGCTAGTGATAAAATAAAGTCAAAACCTAGATCTCCTAGACCTAGACCTAGACATAGACCTAGACTTAAAAAAGTTAATGATACTATCGTGGACCACGCTAGTGATATAGACCACGCTAGTGATATAGATCACGCTAGTGATATCCTTGACGACTATGATCAATATTGGGAAGCTATTCAAACTCTAATAATTAGCACGTGTGAAATTTAAAATTCTTCTAAATCAGATGCAGGTTTTTCTTCTTCAGGTTCAGAGTCAGAGTCAGAGTCAGAGTCTGCAGGTTTTTCTTCTTCAGGCTCTTCTGAGTCTGATCCAACTGATAATTCATCTTCATCTATAACTCTTGAACTTGAACTTGGACTTAAACTTTTTATGACTTCGGTTATTGTTTGCCTTTTTGGTTTTGCCATTATTGTTCTTCTTGGTATTCTTGGTACATATTCTTCCTCGTCTTCCGACGACGATGATGACCACGACTGTGATGGTTTTACTCTAGCAACATTTCTAGAAGATGATGGTTTTTTATCTTGTGACCTTTGTCTACATCTATGTGTTATAGTGTCTCTTTCTTGATCTGATTTACACTTTTTCACACATCTATATCTTCCTTGTTTATCTTTCCATGTACTAAGTTCTTCGTCATCTTTACAATGACTATTAGGACTTGTATGCTTTCTGCCTTTAGGCTTTTCTTCAAGATATTGATCTGCTTTATCGCCATATAATTTTCTTAAAACTTCTGCTCGTCTTTTTTCATTTTTTATAAGTCCTTCCGTACGTTTTATACTTCTACGTCTATTTGTTTTGAGACCTTCAAAGATGTTTTCTGGGGTTGGGCTCTTTATTCTTTGATAGGGAAATTCATTCAATGGAGAAAAATAATTTTTAATAGAAGAAGGTGATTTAACGTTGTATTCTGATCTAAATCTTGCCATTGTACCTGGACTAATTAGACGCACTGGAGATTTACTTTTACGTCTAGTTGTTCTACCTGGCGATGATCTACTAGGAGAGTGTCTGCTGCGTCTTCTTCTTCGTCTTATTGGGGAAGGACTTTTTGGTTTTCCCCCTGAAAATTCCACTAATCCATCTCTTTTGAAATTATAATCTTCCCCATCTGGCATTCTAAGAACATACATATTATTTGCTGTTATATCCACTACTTCACCAATTAGACCTTCTAAGTGTTTATTTTTCTTAATATCTGTATGTTCAACTAAGACCTCTCTTCCAATCTTTATACTTTTTTGTTTGGATGTTTTGTGTATAACAGATTCAATCTTTGGACCAGCATAATGAGTTTTTTCAAGCTCATAATTACGGAATCCATGTGTTCCTAATCCTGGAAAATTGACTTTTGACCATCCTCCATTTCCTGTTCCTTTCTCAACTACCATGCCTTTCTTTCCAGCAAACTCAGCAATTTTTCTGTTTCTAGCATCATACTTTACATAATCAATAACTACTACGTGATCATGGATATCAAAATCTGCCATTTATTAATCGCAAGGTTTTTTCTGTACAAAGTCTGAAATTATTTCCTATTATCGTATAAAGAATGGAATTAGGCATTTTAGCAGGAGTGAGCGCCATAGGATATCTTCTCAATCAAAGAGAAAAAGACCAAAATTTTGATACACAGAATCAACTCACATTACCTGGTTATCTTGGACAACATCCTTATCAACAACAACTTGCACAAAATCATGAAATGGGTTACCAAAATTCTTGTGCAGATTCTTATCCTCTTAACGCTAATCCAGAATATATAAAGCATCAACAACGAATGCTCAGTGGGTTACCTAAACGCACTCAAACTCGCCCTAATCCTAAGACAGATGATCAAAATACTAGAAATGTTTTACAAATTGGTCAAGACGAAGGTTTTTCTAATTTTATTCCAGCAAATGATCCTACCAGTGATCTTCTATTAGATCTCAAGGAACGCCCTTTAACTGATTTCTATCACAACAATATGGTTCCTTTCTATGGATCCAAAGTCACCCAAAATATGGCTGGTACTGGCGTAGCTTCTGGTAGTTACATTGATGGTTCTACTGTACCTGGTAATATTACTGGAATTAATAGTGGTTTTGACTATTCTACACCTATGCAAACGACTTTAGCCAGTTTTACTGGCATTGATGATACTTATCTACATAAACGCGAAGTTGGTCCAATGTTTTCTCCAGCTGAACAACAAACTGGGTGGGTATATGGTATGCCTTTATTTCGCCCTGATATGGATAGATATACACAAAGTCTCAGTCAGTTTAAAAATGATCTTAGTCCAGTAGAACCAGAGCAAGTTGGTCCAGGTTTAAATACTGATCCTTCAATTCCAGCACAGGGAGGTTTTCATGATTTTACTAGGATCTTGCCCAATAATGTTAATGATTACAAAAAGAATCAACTACCAGGTCGTGTTAATGCAGGTAAATACTTTAGTGCTGGATTACCAGAAAGTTATCCAGGTATTGGTGTTGCTGGAGATACTTCATCACCTGGTATTACCAAAAATAAACCAAATTCTTTCTGGGACCAGACAAGATATCCTGTTATGACCACAAAAGTTGGATTCCAACAAAATCTTGACTACAATATTCCTGAAATTCAGGTTACTTTCAAACCTAATAATGCTACAAGAGATCAAACTTCTTATGGTCTGGGTAATCTTGAGTATAAAAATGTCCAAAACAAATACATTAGTGAGGGATTTGCCAATACTGGGGGAAATAGAGACCAAATTCTCTGCGTTAATGAAGAAGTTTCCGTAGGTCAGGGTCCTCTAGCTGCTCATGTTCCACAAACTGGTCAACGAAGTGAAACTTACATGTCCCAAGATAATAATATTCGTAGTAGAAATGACTGTAATGCCCAACCAATAGGGAATCCACAACGTGCTGCCTACGGTCATGGTAATATTGTTGCTAATTGGTACGTCAATGAAACTGATCGCGGTACAGTTAATCCCCAAAACGTCATGCAACTAAATCTTAATACCCAAGTCAAAAATGGGTCATTCTGGACTGCTCAAGATGAGCCTGGCACGACTCGCAAAGAAACCACAGACTATGCTTATTCTGGTAATGTTTCTCGCGAAGATCTTGGTTCTAAATTCTGGACTTTTCAGGATGAAAATAAGACAACTAGGGCAGAGACCACTAATTATGCTTTCGCAGGAAATGTATCTAGAGAAGATCTCGGTTCTAAATTTTGGACTTTTCAAGACGAGCCAGGTACTACTCGCAAAGAAACTAATAATTATGCTTACTCTGGTGATGTACAAAGACTCATACCAGCAGATATGAATAGATCTCAATTTACTGGGTTTGATATTAGTGTGCCTTAAATTACATAGATTTGTAAAAAGAAACATACTTAAGGAAATAAAAACATCGATATTAAAAATGTCCCCTAAGGAAATTCTCGATATCGTTGCTCTAGTTCAAAATAATCCTTTAACTAGGTTGTCAAGTCAGGATTATCATTCTAAAATCATACAGAAACTTAAAGAAAAATTCACGGATCAAAATCAACAATTATTTGTTGCTAATTTTTACTGTTTTTTAAACTATGATACACGTAAGGATTTTGTTATCAATCTGGACAAAGTATGGAAATGGATGGGTTATAGTCGTGTGGATCACTGTAAAGTCGTTCTTATTAGGAATTTTATAGAAAATCAAGATTACAAAATTTTTGCTCCCGAAGACGCGGGAGAAAAAAATATTGGGGCAGAGACAGACCATGAAGCAAAAGAAGAAAACAAAAAAGAAACTAGAGGAGGACACAATAGAGAATTTATCACGTTAACAGTACAATGTTTTAAGAAACTATGTTTAAAATCTAAAACTACCAGAGCCGATGAGATACATGATTACTATTTAGGACTGGAAGAAATATTAAATGAAACTGTTGCAGAAGAATCAGATAAATTAAGACAACAGTTACAAATCAAAGACGAACAAATTGTAGACATCACATGTAAAAAAGAGAAAAATCTTTTAACAAATTTTTGTAAAAAACCTATTGTTTATATAGGGTTTGCTGAACATGATGTAATTAAATTTGGATATACAGATGATATAGAAACACGAATCAAAGACCATAAACGAGATATTAGAAAAGATTTTACTATGGAATATGTGTATGAATCTCTGTATAATAGAGAACTTGAACGTAAAATTAAACAACATCCCATTCTCAAAGGTAAAAAAATGAGTAAGAAATATGGAACTAAAAAAGAAGAACAAACCGAACTCATAAAATTAGATCCCAAATTTACAGTTAAGGATTTAGATCGTATTATAAAACAAATTAAAAATGAAGTAGAATCCCAAGAAATTGATAGAGATAAAAATACAGAAATTACTAAACTAAGACTTAAACTAATTGATTATGAAAAAATACTAGAAGAAAATAAACAACTTAAAATAGAATTAAATACAAATATTATTGATTTACAAACAGATTCTATGTATAATTTATTTTCTAAAATGAGTAATATAAGGAAAAAAATGTGTCTAAATTTTCTGGTCGATTTCATAGCACAAGAAATAATAAAACATAACAAAGAAACTGATTTTCATATTAAATTAACCATGGACGAAATTCTTGAAAAATTCAAAGGATATATTAAAAAACATCAATTTACCGTTACTTATGGTGATGATAATGAAAAAAGCCTAATTACCAAAGTATTTAATGACATTCCTGGTATTAAACATTGCTTTATAGGTAAAATAAATTCTAGAGAATTTTTTATAGGTAAAATTTCAGAATGGATTTGTGAAAATATCAATGTTACTCCTATGTATAGAAATATATTTAGAGAGTTTTCTAAATATATTACTTTTGAGGAATATTGCGAAATTTTAAATCCTGAGATTACAGATGAACAACAAAAAACAAGTTATAGTTTTTTAATTTACTTAATTGTTAAATATAGATCTAAAGATGATTTGATTCTTGTTATAAAAGATGCAATTATTAAAGAAGAATATGCAAAATTTATGTTAAACTTTGATTCAAAAATTAGAAAGGTCACAACTATGTTTAAAATATTACTTGATTTAGATGGTATTTCTCATAAAAATTTGAGAAATGGAGACAACAGATATAAAGTTCTTAATATTGATCTAAATACTATAGTGTCGTGGATTCAAGAAAATTTAGAAATTTCTGACAAATTTATTAATCATTTTAATAACACACATATAATTAGAGTATAGATGGTAACGATAAAAGGTTCAACAATTTCCATTCAAATTAATCAAAGACTAAAATTCACTTAAGATTAAAAATATTTTATTTAATTAATTCAGAATGAGTTATAATATTGGTCGATGGTCTATAGAAGAACATATTCTATATCTTGAGGGAGTGCTTTTATTTGGTAGAGATTTAGCTAAGATTCAAAAACATGTTGGTACAAGGACTTATGTACAAGTGCGAACACATGATCAAAAAGTGGGGACAAAGAAGAAAAAACTAGTTTCTAAGAAAAAAACAGCACTTGACATATTATGCGAAACTGCTATTAATTATAAAACACCCCCGACCTCACCTACTCCATTTTCAAAAGTTTAGATTTTACCTCATCTTCCTCCTCGTCGTCATCTTCCTCCTCGTCGTCATCTTCCTCCTCCTCGTCGTTTTGAGGACAGTCTCCAGTATGATTACAATCAAATCTAGGAATATACATCCCTGTACGACAACGTTCAGGATAGAGACAAGTTCCTCCATTCCATGGCATAGTCCAGGCTTCATAATTATTTTTACTTTTATTTTTAGAATTCCATGCATTGATTATTAAAATAATACTCTGAACCAATTCATCATTTGACGGTTGACCTCGCATGATTAATTGTACTTGAATAAATTTTTCCATTTAATTGATTTGCTTTTCGAAACTAGGCTTAATTTGTTTTACAATTAAATTTATCAACAGATTATTGAAAGTATCTTATTTCAAACTTTAATTACCGTAGAAGTTTGATAATTAATTTGTTGATAAGTAGTAAACAAAATGCCCACAGTTATTCGCACAGGTGGGTACGACAATTATAGCATAAGAAGTGCAACATTGATAGAAGGATACTTCCCTGGACCAGGTCGTACCAATTTGTTACAAGATCCTAATTTGGCTATAGGTAAAATAGATTTCGGTACTTTTGGTGGAGATGATTTAATTCAAAATGGTCCAGGTACAATTTTACAGGCTTTGCCAGATGCTTCAAGATTTCAATATGATCGTATATTTGCTGTTCCTCAGGGAAATCCATATAGAAATTTTGGAGTAGATGATAGACAAATAGCTAGTTATCAAGTTGAGCAATTACAAAACAATCCTTTGTGCCCGTCAACTACTACAAATCCAAATGGGGTAATTCCAGGATTTGAATGTCTTGAGGAGCCTGATAATTTTAGCAACATGGTAAATAAACGGGAATCTGAATACAAAAAGTATTTTGAAGGTCCTGGAAATTATCCTAATAACTATCTACAGGGAACTACAGGTGGTCAAAATGTATATGAGCAATATTCAGGTAAACCAGTAAACCCTAATGCTGAGGTAGTTTATAATATGAGTATGGACTATGCAGGTGATGTAAATCCAATGATTGCCTTAGGGTCATCATCTAGGGCTACTTCTCAACCACAATTTTCAGGTAAATGTTATTCTGGAAACTTTGTACCAGGTCAGGTACTAAATGCCATCACAGAAGGCGGACAAAACGCTCCAACCGTGTATAGAGGAAGTTATACAGAACCAAATTTTGAAGGTGCTTTAGGATTTCAGAATTCAGGTGCTTATAATAATAAAAGTATATGTGTTCCAGATAGATCTTTATCATTTGCAAATCCCCTCATATTAAATAGTTTCAATTAATCATTAGAAATTCTAGTATACTTAAATCGGAGGAAATATATAAACAGGGATTTTATGGATTTGGAACATTAAGGTTGTAAAATTAAAAATTAATATAGTTAAGGAATTAAATCAAATTAAATTAAATCAAATGAATGGAGGTTATATTAAAAAATTTCAGGTTAAATCAAGAAGGAGGTTTTAGTATAACAAGACCACACGAATCACAACAGATATTACAATGTATAGATAATTTCTTAGGATTAACTGAAGAAAATTACATAGAAAAAGGATTATCAACACGGATTATTACTGATGCTACTGCCTGCATGGGAGGTGATCTAGTAAAATTTTCTAGACGAGTTAAATATGTAAATGGGGTAGAAATTGATCCAGAAAATTTTAAACTACTTATGGAAAACTGTAAAATCTTTAATTGTCAAAATATCAATTTATTTTGTCAGGATTATTTGGACATATATGATAAATTACGTCAAGATATAATTTATATGGATCCGCCTTGGAATGGACCAGGTTATAGAGAAAAAGAATCAATAATGCTTAAATTGGGAAATATGGAATTGTGGGAGTTAGTCAGAATAATTAAAGAAAAAAAGCTCACAAAATATATTTTTATTAAGGCTCCCTCAAATGTTTGTTTAGATAGGTTAGATTACGATACTATACATATAATTTATAATAAATCAAAATTACCAAGTTTTAAACTTATATGCATTCGTGCATAGGAAAATTTAATTTGCAATGATTAATAAATGTTAAATTGGAGTAATCTTTCTCCAAGTTTACAAGCCGAATTTATATATATAGTATGTATCGTACTACTAATGTTTGCATCAATATGTTGGACAATTTACGGATTAATTAACACATACACGAATAAAGATCAGATTTCTGTACAGGAACGTGGATTAGAACATGATATTTTTATTGGGGTTATCAATATAATAATAGCTTTATACCTTGTTCCTAAATTTTGGTACTGCTCGAGAAATAAATGTGAGTTTGAAAAGTTTGAAATCTTATTTCTTCGTACAATCGGAGTTTTTCTCCTTATTACTGGTATTGGACATATTATTAGAAGTAATAAATGGTTAATAGAAACTAAAACCAAAGGATTATTTCAAATTTTAAAAAATAAAAGACTTTAAGAATTCGTTTTTAAAGTATGTAAACAACGTTCTGACATGAACACTCTTATCGCCGAAGCTCAAAATCTACTAAAAAATCTTACTGTTGGTGAAAATGGTGAAACTGCTTTTCTTAGTACTGGAGATAAGAGCATGGATCTGTTCGGAACAATAAATAGAGGTGGAGAGATTTCAAATTTAGTAAGTAAATTTGAAGCTGCATGGAATGAAAATCCAGAACTTGCTATTAAGGTAATATTAAATTTTAGAGATGTTCGGGAAGGCAAGGGAGAAAAACTGATTGGAAAAGTTTTAATCTTTTTGTTAAAACTTACACAACCTGATGTATATACTCAGCTTCTGCCTACATTTGTTGAAGTTGGTTGTTGGAAAGACATTATGTTTCTAGTAGAATTAACTACAAATTATTGCAAAGAATTAGAGAAAATTGGCATTAAAAGTCATTATAATTCAATGTATAATTCAATGTATAATATTTCAGAAATCAAGCTATTAGGTGATCAACTAAAAATTGATTCTACTGTAGAACGTCCAAGCTTGTGTGCTAAGTGGGCTCCTACAGAAGGGTGCCACTATGATAAGAAAACTAACTTGGCTACGTCGTTAATGACATACATGGGATTTAGGCCTAAAGAGTATCGTAAGATGCTTACTGAACTTCGTGCAAAAATTAGGTTAGTAGAGACCCAATTAAGTCAAAATAAGTTTCAGGAAATTAATTTCAGTACAATCCCAAGTAGAGCGCATTTAATGTACAAAAAGGCATTTCTTAGAGACAGTAATGCTGAAGGAACTACGGTAGCTGCTCGTACTGAGCTACATGCTAGATACATAAAATATTTAGAAGATTTAAAGGCTGGTCAGACTAAAGCTAATTTTAAGGGAATCATGCCACATGAATTAGTTGCGGAAATCCTTAAGGGTGGAGAAGGTCAGGAACTCATTGAGAATCAGTGGAAATCAATTCGTGAAAATATTGAAAATGTATCAATTTTTGACCGTTGTTTAAGTATAGTAGATGTGTCTAGTTCAATGGAATCTGCTGGGGGAATGGGACCTCGTCCAATTGATGTTGCTATAGCATTAGGAATTTTAGTATCTGAATGCTCTAAAGGAATTTTTAAACATAAGGTGATTACATTTCATGAGCATCCTACAATCGTTAATCTTAGTAATTTTAAGACTTTAGCCAGTAAGGTACATGAATGTAAGTCTATGCCGTGGGGAGGCAGTACAGATATGGAGGCTGTTTTTGATGAAATTTTGAAGATTGGATCATTTGCCAATCTTACGCAGGAGCAAATGCCTGATAAATTATTTATCTTTACAGATATGCAGTTCAATCAGGTTTCTGGAAGACATCTAAAGACATTTGATAAGATTGAAGCTAAGTATAAAAAACATGGTTATAAGATGCCTCAAATTATTTGTTGGAACCTAAGAACTGTAGCCAGTGTAGCTTTTACAAAGGATGATGAGGGAGTATGTTTATTATCTGGATTTTCTACAGAAATAATGAAAGCCTTTTTAACATGTGAGACATTAACTCCAATGTCAGTATTTCTTGCTGCAATTGGGCATTACAAAGTTCCCCTTGACGTTAAGTCTCTAAAACAAGTAAATTTTAGCATAGTAAATGTAAAGATGTTGGAAACTGCTGTAGAACATTCTGATCTAAATTTTAAAGACCATGATGATCCTAAGGTTAAAGCATGGGAGGAGAAAAAGGCTCTGGCCCAAACACGCCCAGTACGTGGGGCATTTAGTGGACGTGGTCGTGGACGCGGACGCGGACGGTAGGTGGTTAATACATATTACAATTATAGATTCTATACTTCTTGTTGTGCAACAAGTAAAGAAGCTTTAGTGTGTGTGTAATGTGTGTGTAAAGTGTGTGTAAAGTTGAATTTTTCAGATCTTATTAATTTAGTGTCCTTTAGGGACACATACCCACATTTTACCATGTCCAAATTGTTTATCTTCATATATATATCCTGGATCACAAGGAGATTTATTATGAGGAACACAATGTACTATACCATTTATCATTTTTGGTTGACCAATTCCTTCACAAATACTTGTAGCCCACGGAGGAAGTGTTGTGGCCATAGAATGTTGATGAGGCATAGCGTGTTGATGAGAATTTCCCATTTATTGATAGCAAAGAAATTAGTTAAGCATGCTTAAAGAAATATAAGCATTAACATAAATAATCACTTGGGTGATTAACATGAGTGATTTCCAAGAACATTTAGATTTTATTAAAGGATTAAAACAACACGAGCAAAAATCAGAGGCCTGGTTAAATCAGAGACGAGGAAAATTGACTTCAAGTGATGCAGCTACAGCACTTGGAATTAATCCGTATAAAAAACCAGTACAATTACTACTAGAGAAATGTGGTACAGGAAAATCTTTTACAGGAAATGAGGCAACAAAACATGGAGAAAAATATGAAGATGAAGCTATAGAAAAGTACTGTTATTTAATGGGAAAGAAAAATCATACAGTAGGTATGATATCATTTGGGGATTTAGATCCAATTAGATTAAAGAGCGAAAGATCTAGAAAATATGCAGATCCTAGATACCATTTTTTAGGAGGTTCAGCTGATGGTATATCTGAAGATAATGACGGTATAGAAAGATTAGTAATGCTTGAAGCAAAATGTCCCATGCGTAGAAAGATTAAACATGGACAAATACCAATATATTACTACCCACAAGTTCAATTAAATATGTTTATACTAGACCTAGAAATAGCGGATTTTATAGAATACATACCGGGAGTATACGGAAAAAATACAGAGATGAATATTGTAAGAATTCACAGAGATGAAGAATGGTTTGATAAGAATTTTCCTGTATTAGAGGAGTTTTGGAACTCAGTCCTAGCTTGGAGACAACGAGACATTAGAATGCATCCGGCTTACAAAATGGATCATGTTGTTTCATCAACGCTATTGTCTGCACCAGATTTCTTATTTATTTCTACAAATGAGGGAAGACCTCCAACATCATCGTCATCATCATCATCGTCTTTATTGAATGAAGATTCTGATGATTGTATGTTTGCCTGAGTTTTTCCCTTGAAGATATTAAACATAATCCGATACTTATCAATAATAGGAATTGGATTTAAACTTCGTTCTTCAAATAAATATTTTTTTAAGTCTTCGTGTTTTAGTGGTTCCAAATTAAGGGATTTTTCTATAGAAACACAATGATCTCTATAAAATATATTTCTTGCTTCTTGATACTTGAAATCTTCTGGAATTGTTATACCACTATACATTCCAAAATTTTCCAAAGATTCATATTTTTTGATGTAATTATAAGCTTTAATTGGCCCTATTTTAGGAATAGTTGGACAAAAATCAGATCCAGACAAAATGCACATATCAACAAAAGATTTTGGAGTAAGTTCCATGTCAATTAATATACGATTTAAGTCAATTACTGTTACCATATCATTATCAAGTGATTCAAAACCTTTTCTTAAAATTTTAATGTTTTTTGTACTGATACCTGATGTAACAAGACTAGCTGCAAAATAAGTAATTGCATCAGTATCTTCAGTATAGATATAATCGACTTGGCCTTTTCTATGAAGAGAAACGCAAAGAGCTTCAGCATCTTCATTAGCAACAATAAAGGGAATTCCCATTAGTTTAAGTAAGTACTTACATTCATTTCGATGGTTTTTAGTGACTGTCATGAAGGACATTTTTCTTTGAATTTTAAAAAGTTGATCCAGTGTATCATTTATTTCTGGACTTAAAACACTTGTGGATTTTGTATTATCAATATTGTCTAATTGTTCTACAAATTTATTTTCAAGTTCTTCCGCTTTTTGATACATATGTTCTTTGAAGCTCAAACGTTTACTTAGAACATTTGTTTGTTTAGCAATATTAGGGGCACCATCAAAAACATAAATAGGTATAATTCCATGTCTCAGATGCCAAAAAATGTTATTTAAAAATCCAAATATATGAGAATTCTTAGATTCAACTGTCCTAAATTTATGAATTAAAATTTCACCATCTATAGCTACCTTACTCCCACAAAATTCATCTATATTATGCAAAGATATAGCTGAAGATGCAAATTGACTAATAAGTTTATTGAGACCTTTGATGCCCATCGTTTAAAACAAATATCACTAGTGTGATTCACGATATTCCTTTTATTCAAGGTAATTATTTTAATATCTTTGGAATCCTTAAATACTTTGTGCAAAAAATCCTATGAATAAATTTATTTTCTATGTTACTCTTAAAAATGGCAAGAAGAAGAAGCAGAAGATCCAGACACCGCAGCCGTAGACGCCGTTCTCGTTCTCGTTCCAGACGCAGACGCCGTTCTCGTAGATCTCGTAGACGCAGACGTAGATCACGCAGACGTAGATCTCGTAGATCTCGTAGACGCAGATCTCGTAGACGCAGACGTAGATCACGCAGCCGCAGCCGCAGACGCAGACGTAGACGCAGACGTCATAGATTTGGAGCCTTTGGTAGTGGTGCCCCAAATGATCTTTTGAATATGCAAGGCCCTTACGGTTTACCAGATGTGGGTTGGGGTGCCGGGGGTGTAGGTGTCTCGGCAATGAGACATGGCATGAAAATGCATGGAGGTAGAAAACATTAAGGGTTGGTAACTAATATATATTGCTATATAATTGCTATAACTAAAATAGGTTAAGTAGACTTAGATTTTGTTTCTTTAACAAAAGTTAAAGATATAAACACTAACGGCGAATGGATTTAATTATTTCAGATATTAATACATTTGAATAAATTAGATTACAAATAATTAAAATTAGTAGAAATACCACTAGATAAAAGGAAAGTTTGATTCGTAAACTAAAAGGTTCTAGGGCAGAATGTAGATTTTCCTGATTTTTTTCATTTTGTAGTTCTTTGATGAGATTTTCCAATATGTCTTTAATCATGACTGCTGATTATTTAAAGACATGAAGTATAATCTTTTAAATCTCCAGAGCGCATGAAAAAAACTAATGTTGTGAAATTAACTAAGGAAATTAGTAAATTAAGTATTAAGTCTGATGAGGAAAGCGAGGAAAGCGAGGAGCCTAAGCCTAAACCTAAGATCAAAATATCCCCATTTGAGGGAGGACTAAATAATAATGAGTATGCTACAAAAAAAGAAGATAATTCACTTGATTTATCCAAAATCTTTAAAAATAAGGTCAACATAAAAACCTTGCTTGATTTTCTAGATGGTTATAAAATAGGCTCCAAAAATGAAATCAAAGGTATCATACTAAGAGGTTCAATAGGCTGTGGAAAATTAACACTAATTAGGGCATGTCTTAAAAAATTAAATTTTATTAATCTCACATACGATACTGATTATGAATCAGAAGATATATTTGATAATTTATTGTTAACTGTAGAGGCCAAAGGAATAACGAAATTATTTTACTCAAAACAAAGAAAAGCAATAATAATTAAAGATCTTGATAATGCATTAAGACCTACCCAAAGATCTGATTTTTATAAATTTTTAAATTCTAGTAAAAATAGTTTGCCAATTTTGATGACTAGTCACGATAAAAGTGTTGGCACTTTGAGAGAAGTACCAAAATGTATTTTACAGTTAGATTTCGAATATCCTACTACAGCTGAATTAGTAAGACATTTCTCTAATGAAAAAATTTCTAAAAATGCATTAGAACAAATCATTCATGAATCACGTTTTGATTTAAGGTATATAGGAAATATGATTCAAGGTTTAGAACATAGTACCAAAAAAGTAACTATAAAGAAAGTAGAAAATTTAGGGAAAGATGTAGAACTAGATACATTTAATTGTATTAAATTTTGTTCAGAGTCAAATCATTCCTTATATGACAAATTAAAATATAGTACGTTATATACTAATTCGACTGTATTCCATAATTATCCCAAATTAGTTAAAAATATTAGTAATGCAAGTAAAATATCAGATTTATCTTGCAATGCAGAAGAAATGATACAATTTGCATTTGAAAATCAAGACTGGACTAGTTTTGAAGAAATGTATTGCTATATTGGTACTATAGCTCCTTTGAATATAATTAAAAATCTCGATACAACTAAGTTAAGTTATCCTAGTAGTAACTTGTTATATAATAAAGACGAAGAGGGTAGTTTTGCTAATCAAGAGAAAGATAGTATGATACTGCGTATTTTAATACCAAAGTATTTTTCTGGTAACAAATTTACAGGGAAATTAGCTGAATTTAAAAAGGATATGAAACAAATTAAGGATCCGGTTAGGGGATATAAATTAGCATATATGTTAACAGATGAAAAGAAAAAAACAGCATTTTTGCGTGAGTTTAAAAAAATTTTAAAATCTTTGGACACTAACTAGGAATCAAGTATTAATTAATCACTTACTCAGTTTTGTATGATATATAGTTTCTTGTTCGTAACTTATATAAAATTCTATAACCACAATGAGCACATCGAATCATATTTTGGTTTTTATCGAGTAAAAAATCTTTTTTACATGATCCACATCTAAAATTTGGTTTCTTTGTGTAGTCGGAAGTTTCAGAATCAATTGATAAACCACGTGGACGATTACCTTTAATGAGTGGGATAACAGGTGATTGCACAGGTGATGATTCTTTTGCAAATTTTTTGGTTTTTGCTTTTGCTTTAGATATGGGTTTAGGCATGGGTTTAGGTATGGGTTTAAATTTTTCTATCTCGGATTCATAACTTTCTGTTTCAGATTCAGTTTCTGTTTCAGAGTAATTACTCACTGGCATGGATTTTATAGGTTGCATAGGTTTTATAGATTTTATAGGTTGCATAGGTTTTATGGATTTTGATGAAAGTGGTGGTTCAGAGTCTGAATCAGAATACATTACATAATCTTCGTTTTCTGATTCATCCATAGTTATTACTTTATTAGTGACTATCTTGTTATGTGGAGACATTTCTAAACAATAATATGAGTTCTTAAGCTCCCTAATTTTTAGATATTGGAGTTGAGATAGACCTTTTTGTTCTATCTTTGGGCATATTTTGTGAATCTCGTATCTTTTTATGCACATTATTTAAATTATCTAAATGATTCTGAATATCTTCACAAATTGATGGTTTAGTACTAAAAATGATTAATCCTCTATAATTGAGATCCATAGATTGATTTTTAGTAAACTCAAAAGTTTTAGAATCCAAAGAAGATTTTTTAACTGTCCAACCATCATTTAAAGCAGCCATAATAACATTCATACGTGATAAATTTTTATCAACTTCGTCAACAGACATCCTCCTTATAAGTAGTAAATATAAACTTATACATGTTCTAACGTCGATGATTTGTGATTCTCTATTTATTGGTTTAAGGTGGTTTAATCTTTATATCTTAACAAATTTCATTAATGTTTGAAGATCTTCTCTCCACATATCTTTGTTTGTTTTAAGCAGTAATGATCTTAATTCTTCTTTGTGATTATGCAATTCTTTCTCTAGTTTTTCAACTTCTTCTTCTGTAAATTCATATAGTTTCATACTAAGAAGTTCATGATGATCTTCAAGTGCAAATCTATTACTTGTAAGATCTTTAATAATTTCAGTTTTTTTTCGTTTATGTGTTTTAATTTTATCTTCAATTACTAATAGCACAAATCTTAAACGCTCTGAAATTTTGTGAATTTCTTCTCGGAGTGCTTTCTCTAGATAATTTTTTCTAAGTTGATAAAAATCAAGTCTGTATACAAAAAAGGTCCACAATATATCCTCCACAGACCCATAATGTGTAATAATACATTTTTCGTTGAAAGCAACCATATTAGTCCCAGAAATATTCTTTTCTAGTTTAAAAAAAGAAATAAGATCATCAACTGAGTCTTTTTCTATGGTTTGATTAAGTCTTACTCTGTAACAAACATCGTTAGCATTTTTTTCTGAATCGTCGTCATTTACTGTTACTGCTTTAACTGCATTACTATCCATTAATTTATCTAAAAGTTCTTTGAAGTCTTGTTTCCACATACCAATTGGTAATTCTGTGATTTCCACAGTATCTTTACTTATATATTTGATTACACCAATTGATTTCCAATTATGTGGTCCAAGTCGTATAATTTGTCCTTTGAAACCTCTATAATATGGATTCATTTCTCTGAGATTCGAATCTTCATCATCAAGTAATTTTAGTATATTGTGTACAATATCATCAATTTTAAAACATGGAATGTTAGTACTCCAGCCAGTACCTATTCCAGTTGAACCATTAATAAGAAGCATTGGTACGATAGGTACGTAAAAATCAGGTTCTATCTTAGTACCTTCATCTTCAAGATAATTAAGTAGCAAATTATCTGTTTCATTAAAAAGTAATTTGACTAAAGAATTTAAAGCTGTATAAATATACCTAGAAGAAGCAGCATCATCACCTCCTTCTTGTCTAGATCCAAAATTTCCAATTGGCAATAGTAAGTTTAAATTATTACTACCAACAAAATCTTGAGCCATTGCAATAACAGTTCCTTGTAGAGAAGCTTCTCCATGATGATATACAGCTTGTTCAGAAATATAACCAGATAGTTGTGCTACTTTAATTTCTCCAGAACCATCAGATTTTAGGAATAATTTTTTCTTGAGACAAGCATATATAATTTTTCTCTGACTTGGTTTAAAACCATCAATAACATTTGGTATACTTCTTATGTTATCATAAATAGAAAATTGTACTAATTCTCTATCTAAAAAATAATCTATTGGAACAATCTTTTTATTATAATCAATATCTTTGGGATTGACTAAAGCTTCAGTAATCCATGTTTTTCTCTCATCTGCATATTCTTTATCAAAAATTTTAACAATTATAGGCATGTCAGAATCTTTAAAAGTATATTTTTTCTTTGTAGAATTTAAATCTGAAAAATATTCTTTTGCCTCTACTGCCGTACTTGTTCCAAGTCCTTTATAATATTTTTCACGAGTTCCTTTTGGTTTGTTAACTTCAACCCATTTTTTATAATCATCTAAGTTATAAAATTGTATTAATAATTTATTATTTTTAAATACTTTTATTAAAGGTGTTATCATACATTCTAGTAATCCTTGTTTTACTATTTCAGGCCAATTAAAAGTAAAATAATTAATTAATAAACCTTTAATATGTGCTCCATCTACATCACTATCAGTAAAAATCATAACTCTT